TTATAATCCTCTTCTTAATAATTCCATAAAAGAAAATACAAATACTTCACTTATACTTTTTTTATTATCAGGAATACTTTTAGAGAAAATTAAATCTTTTCTTAAATCTTCATTGATTTTAAAAATTTCGATAAATTTATCTTTATTCTTTGAAGCCAGATCATAATAACTAACTTGGACCTTGGTTATCCCCTCTCGTTGTATATCATCATTTAAAGCATTCGTTGATACTACTGTAGTTATCGATTGATTCGGAGCGATAAAAGTATTATTTATATTACGAAATAAGTTTTTATTAAAACCGTTAACCCTATCTTTATATTCGGGAGAAAATGTTATCGAATCTATTATCGCCCCACTTTTACCAAAATTTTTAATAACAATAAGCTCATGTACTGCATCTAAAACTTGTATATATTCTCTATAAACAACTACATAAGGTCTATTAGCTTGGACAATTGAATACTCACTTTGTTTTAAAGATTTAACGGATATGCATATTGCGACTACAGAAACTATTACACCTATTAAATCAGATAAGTTTATTTCCCAATCTATAAAATCTAATTGCCAATTCTGAAAATTAATACTCTCCACCCTCTGTCATGTTATTATAATTACTTACATGAATATTTCATTGCATATTCATATAATGCTACACCTTTTTCAAAGCTCAAATTTTCAAGCTTCCTTTCACCTCTGCGTATGCGTCTTATAGAAGATGCATCTACACCAGTAGCTTTTTCTATTTCTGTTGCGCTTATATCAGAATCTATTAATTTTTTTACTGTTTCTATAATCATTGTATTTAGTGAACCGTTTGATTGTTTATTTTAATAAGAAATATGCTGCAATGCCCAACACAAGGATACCTAACACATAATTTAAAAATGTTCTAATTTTTATTTTTGTTAGATTTGTCATTTTTATCACCTCGATATATAATAAGGTGGAAGGGGATTAAATCCCCAACCAATATTTTAGTAGTGAAGCGATGCTTGCTATCCCTAAGCAGTAATTTCGGAAGGTTCTGCTTTTGGTTTCTGCAATCATTGCTTCTTTTTCTTTCCGTTCTAAACGGTTCACTGTTTGCCACCTCCTTACTACACTTCTTATTATACAGGACAATCGTCCTTTTATCAACTCTTTTCTTAAACTTTTTTAATTATTTTATCTCCACAATATCTAACAAATTAACCTTACTTAATCCAGTTTCTTCATATAAATGTAGTGTTTGTGTGTGAACATCTACTTTGTGTATATAACCTTCTTTAGTTTTAATATACCCATCTACGAAATAACGCAGTTCGATTATAGGTTCGTGATACATTTTGAATATTAACTTATCATTTAAATCATTCAATTGGTGGTCACTTAATGATGGTCTATCAATCTTATTTTGGTCTTGTATGTATTCTTCAAGTTGTTCATATTGTTCGGGTAATGTCTTAAAGGCTTGCCACTTAACCATGCCACGCCCTTGTGGTATGCGTGGATTAAGGTACTCTCTAGGTATTTTACGGTAATCAGTTTCGTATTTATATTCATCTGGTGCGTATGGATTTACTACTTTCATATTATCACCTCATGAATATAATAGAACACTTGTTCGTATATGTAAACAAAAAATAAGCTAACCTTTTAGATTAGCTTAAAGTTAATTAGTCTTTCTTAATTAATTTTTCCTTGTCAATCGGTTGTCCTAAAATTAATGGTTCTGTTTGAGTTCCGTTTTGTAAAACGAACACAACTTCATATGAACCATCGTTTCTTTTAGTTTCTAAAATATCTATAACTTGATTAGATTCAGCCATTTCATTTCTCCTTTCAAATGTAGTATTTCAATTATACTATTTTTCAAAGAATTTTGCTCAAAAAAAATAGGGCAAGCACATAAGTGCCTACCCTTTAATATGATCACGTGGTGAATTTATTATAACACATTATTTATATTTAATCTTACCGAATAAATTCTTTTCTTTTTTCAACTTCTCATTTTTATCAGTAATCTTACAAATAGCCATATAGAAATAACCAGCTTTTGGATTAGTTGGGTATTTAAATTTAACCCACCAATAACCATCCTTTTTAGTCACACTTACAAAATCTATCCATTGATTTTTATAAATCCAAGACCCCTTGTCAACAACTGCACCACTTAATCCAGGTTTACGTCTAACTTTAATAGTAGTGTTTGCAGTAAATCTACCCTTCCAGTTCCAAGTGATTTTTTTACTTCCTCCACTTGTACCACTAATTGGTTTACCATTGATAGCCCCTGCCAACTCTTTACTAAACTTGTCATAGTTCTTTTTAAGATAATTCATATCTTTTTTATTTGTAATGAACCCCATTTCAACAAGTCTGTAATTTATGTTCAAACGACCTGATACATTTGCGTTCAATAAATCATTACGTGGGTCAATACCTCTTATTGTTCCTACAGTAGCTTTCAAGCAGTTATTTATATCTTTATCAATCTTATCTGCTGGGTATTGGTTAGATATGATTACATGACCACCTGTTGCACTTGCACTAGCTGCATCAAGATGTAATTCAACTACTACATCATATTTCTGTTGTTTTACCCAATACATACCATAGTTTTTAGTATCTCCAAGACGTTCACCGTACTGTGTATCGACAAATAAATTTTGGTCTTGTTTACTTCCACCGTATAGGTCTACAGTGTGACCAGCTTGTTTAAGATACTTTTGCACGTTTGGAGCAATGTATTTACGAATGAAGTCACGTTCATTTGTACCGTTACCAACTGCGCCAGGGTCATTGTACCCATGTCCTGCAGCGATTAGAATCTTTTTACCTTTTGATGTAGGTTTAGCCACGCTTGTTACTTTGTCCTTAACTTTGTCTATCACTGTAGTTTTCGCTTTGTACAATGGTCTGATAAAATACATAGGGTTATCATAATAATGAGTAATCAATTGAGCAACTTCTGGTGGATTGTTTCTTGCTCCACCGTACCAGTTTTGATCTAGTGAAACGAAACTATTAATGTTTGCAGACCAAACAATCGCAACATGCCCAGCGCCTTCACCATAACCACTATGAAATACTACAATATCACCTTTTTGAGGTAAGAATGATGGTGTATTTTCGTAAACAGTTGCTAATCCGTTAAAATTATTTTTGAATGGTATATCCTTTGCATAATAACCAGCTAAGCGACCACCTGTCAAATGATTCCAATACATATTAGCTAAGTCAAAACACTGCGCTCCAAATGCTCCGTCAAAGTCCCACCAATAACCTTTAAGTTTCCCCAAATATGCATGTGCTTGTGCTTTAGTTTTATTTACAGTCATCTTGCCCTCCTATTTCTGACCTTCATTACTTGCGTCAAAATCACTAGGTGCTTTACCATTAGTCGGTTGTTTCTTTTCGTACTTCAATTGTTTTAATTTATCGTTAGCTTGTTTACCTTCTTTAGTTATTGGGTTATCTTTATAAGCTGTGTATAGAGCTGCGATAGTTAATAAGATTGAACTGATACTATCTTCATCTACTGGAATAGGACTAATGTTTTTAGTTGCTAACCATTGATTAATTAAAGCTAAAATTAATACGATAAATCTTACCGATGCTCCTAATGTCGTTTTCATATAAAAACCTCCATATTTTTAAAATTGCTTATATATAATAAAAACAGGACGCTGAGAAACGCCCTGTGTTACTTTGAGAAATGTATTTTCTTATCTTTACTCATCTAAAAAATTGCGCTACAAGTCCAATGAGTGGAACCACTATAACTCCTGCTGTACCAATCATTTTTATTAGTACATCTCTGTTACCTTTCATTTCCGCATCTAATTGACCTTGTAAATTTGTTATTTTTTCTCCATGAGCTTGTGTCTTATATTCTAAATCTGTGACTCTTGTACCAACTGTGGTTAAAGAATCGCTTATCTTTTCTAAATGCTTTTCTGACTTTTCTTGTGATTCAAAAGACTTTTGTTGTAATAAAGTTTGTTGATCTACTTTGTTCAGTAATTGGTTGTAACTATCTGTATGCTTTTTGTCCACATCATTAATACGTTGGTGAATCTTCCCCCGTGAGTTTTCCCATTCATGACGTAGTACATATTTATCTTCTGCCATAAATATCTACACCGCCCATAAAACCTACAAAACCTAACCACGCTGTCATAACGACAAATTGAGCTGGGGTTAACCAATTTATCGCATTATATATACCTGCAGAAGCCATAAGGAAATGAATTATTGCACTTCCTGTACCACCTATTAACATAAAGTAATTGGAAACATTATTAATGGAACGTTTGCCGAAAAATAAACTTGCGAGAATTAAGCATGTACCGAAAATTAGCAATAATAGCCCCATAACCATATAGGCATAACTTCATGTAACGCTTTATAAAACTCACTTTCGTTTAATACGGATTCTTGGTTAACAAACCAATATATACCTCTTATATCAACAAACACACCCAAACCAAATAAAGATAAAGTAGCTAGTTTTTGTGGTAATTCAAATTTACCTTCCATAGATTCACCCACTTTCTATAAAATAAAACCACAAGCCTAAGCCTGTGGTTGTTCTGGATAATCTAACCCAGTTATTGTTTTGTATTGTTCTATAGTTAAACAACCTAACTGCACGTAAACTGCAATATCCTCGTTAGTGTAACAATTGATATCATAAAACCATTTAATACTGTCGAATGATGGATACATATTAATTTTCTCCTTTCAATTTAGCAATCTCTAACATTGCATCGGCTAATTGATTTTGCGTTTGTCTAACTTGAACAGCTGTTTTAGCTAACTGCATTTGCGTATCTGCTAATTGCATTTGAATAGCTGTAGGTTCATATGGCGGTTTGTTTGATTCCCATTCTTCTTTGGTAGATCCAACCCATTCATTACCATTAAAATAGAAAGGGCTATAAATCCCTTCTGGAGGGGTGTTTCAGTCCATTCGTCTTTTGGATATTCGTATTCTCCATCTTCATTTTCAAATGCAAGAAATGGTGTACCGTCGTAAAGGTATACTTGTTTAAAATCCATTTATATTCCTCCTATTCTTTCCAAGAATATTCTCCATAGATATATGCGGTTTCATTCCATGTTGATGAATCACCATTTATATAAAATCTCACCTCACCACTAGGTCTAGCTGTTATATAACCACCTGAATAGCTTGTTGATGTAGGAACTCTTATAGGGAATGAATGCGCGTTTTTGAATAGATTACTAGGTAATTGAGCAATCACTTGGCTTTGTGTTAAATTCTTTCCATTAAACCTAATCGTTTTCTCTGTAACACTACCTCTTGTTATAATTCGATATGCACAATCAAAACCATTATCTCCAGCCCTTTAAACGCTGTATTTGTTGTTGCGCCATTAATTAAATTAAATGGAATCCAACCAGTGTCGGTTTGTGCATTATCTGCACGTTCCCACTCTGACCAATTATTATAAAAACGTTTTAACCAAATTTGAGTTGAGTTATAAGGTCTAAATGTGATGTGTTTGACTGTTCCCTCTCTTAACTCAATTCTCGTAAACCCTGCTGTAGAACTTGCTCCTGTAATCGGTGTGGATGTTGTGTAGTAGTTACCTGGTTCGAGAGTGTATAAATTATCTAAACTGCTAGCAAGATCTGTAGTAGGATATGTTCCATCATCATTAGTTAATTTATATTTTTGCCAATTTAACTTACCTAATTCTTCATCTAATATTTGAGGTGATAAAAATCCGTTATCCTCAACTGTTTGATTGAATTCGGTAACTTTGGCGTCTACATGTTCAGTAGCTTCTGTAGAAATCGTGTTAATATTATTCACTGCACTTGAAGCTGTATCTTGAACGCTCGTTTTAGCATTGTTAGATACCGTTGTTATATCTTCTGTAGCCTCATCTTTAACTTTAGTTAAATCACTCTTAGCTTGAGCAATGTAAGCTTGAATATCTGATTTACCACTAGCAACGATAGCGTTAAGTGTTTCAATGCCTTGTTGTAATACTGATTTCATTTCTGCCACGTAATCCGCACCGTTTGCTATAGCTTCTTCAATATCTCTAACTTGTTGTTCAATTTTCATTTTTAATTGACTAAACATGCGAATGTATTCAATCTTAGTGAATGAAGAAATTTTATTAATGAGTGCGTCCGCAACTTCAAACGTGAATTCTCTAAACACCGCAACCTCATTATATTCAGTTTTACCATCGACGTTGTTAACTCCAATATAAACTTGACCCTTAACACTCGTTGATGTACTAGCGTGTAAGAATTCACTATCTAACGTAATTGTTACAATGCCTTTATTAGAATCTTCTATTTCTAACTCAATCACGTCTGACACACTACCATTACTAGATTCAAAGTAAGCATAAGCTGTTAAATTATTTTCATGAATCAACAACGGTCCTTTTGAGTTACTTAACTGAAATCTTAGTATTGCTGTATTTTCATCTAAATTATAAAAACCAACCCCTAAATCAGAGATTGGTTTTAAATACGGTTCAGATTTTAATTTAAATAGTGCTTTTTTATCTATTCCGTTACTCACATAATCACTCCTTATTTTACTAATACAACTGCAACGCCATAACCTTTTTCAGGTTCATATGGTGTAGTTATTTCTAAAACTCTATAGAAACCGTTGTTGTTATCTTTAGTCCCAATCCCTTATTAGGTTTGATATAGTCATTAACTGAAACTGTGGAATCAACTCGTGTAAATATTTGCCCCATCAATCCAACTACGTTCCATTCTGGACGTTTAGAACGATCTTCATACCCTTCGTTTTCAATAAAATCTGGATTAGGGATTGGCACTTCTACTTCTTCAGAATAAGTATTTCCTTCATCGTCTTGCCATTCTTTAGTCGTCCATTCCGTTTGTGTAACACCAAATTCATCTTTTAAAAACTTATCTTTATGATGAAACATTTGGTCACCAAGTATGACACCAGCTGTGCCAGAGATAATGCCTATAGGTTTATCGTTTGAATTAGCTTTACGAATGTATCTACCATCTAAAGTAACAATATAACCATTGGGAATTCCTTGACCTGATTGGGATTCGAAATACTCGGCATAATCGCCAAAGTTTTGCCCAGATGATACAGTACCTTTTGTATTAATGTTGCCACTAATACTACGCATTTCAATACTTGTGTTTTCTCTGTGTGGGCCATTTGTTCCATAACCCATTACAAAGTAATAATTACCTTCTGTTTTTACTCCTCGAGAATTGAGTATTGTCTGGGTATGATTCCCATTAGAAGTTTCAGATTCTAGTGAGTTAAGCACTGCACTTCTTGAACCGTACGCTTTAGATCCTGCACCAGCTCCTGCTATCCAACTTCTATCACTGAAAGCGTATGAGTTACCTGTTGACGCAATGACTGCTGAACGTTCTGCAATTGCACCTGCACCAGTTGAGCCACCACTAAATCCACCTTTTACAACAGTTGGCACAACTTTATAAGCCTTGTTTGTAATAAATGCTGAGTTCTTATATCTTTCAGCATTAACTCCAACAATCTCTGCTGTATTGTTATATAGTTCTAACCCGTTCCCTGTTCCTTGTCCTTGTAGGTTAGCATTGATAATACGGAAATCGTAAATACCTCCACCACCTGCAATACCTATATTTTGAGAAGAGTTCCAAATGTTAATGTTACTTAAAGTAATCTTCTTACCTCTGTTAGCTCCACCAAATATTTTTATATCGGCTTGTGAGTTCTTGAATCCTGTAATGTTAATACCATTTAACATGATGTTTTCACTCATGAATTGAACAGCGATAGCAGGTTGTCCTGCTGTGAATTTGCCATCACCAACGGCGCTAAAGTTGGTAACTTGTACATTTCTATACGCTGAGATAATTAAAGCACGTGGCGTAGTGTTTGGATAAACTTTATTATCATACGGTTCTACAGCTGTACAATTACTTAACAGTAAACTATGTGCTGTTTTAGATTTAGGGTCTCCTGCTCTGTGATGTCCGATGTGACGCAAGTTATAAGCGCGTGAATCGTGAATAGACATGTGATTACTAATTATTACGTTGTTAGGTGCTGAAGTAGGAGCGTGTGCTTTAACTTCTATACCACCATAGTTCATTTCGGTCATATTATTATCTAACATGACATGTTGTGAACCATCATCAATTTCAATGCCGTTATTATTACCCCCACCAGTTGCGTGATGACAATAATTATTGGTAATAACTAAATATCTTGAATGGTGGGTTGTAATACCATCATCACCAAAACCACTTGCTTCACAGTTATCAATATGAATATATCTACTTTCTAAATCCTCATTTACTCTTACGCCGTCACCTTCATAGAAATAAGTATCACTAGCATAGGTAACATCAAAGCCATGCAGTAATGCATCTATTGATTTTATATTACTTGCAAATCCATGTTTAACACCTGCGAATCTCACATTCGAGGATAATGAGCCACCAGCAGCTTTAAATGCTTTATCTTGTCTCCACTTATTACCATTCACCGTAAAATCTTTAATACCAATGTTATTTGCATTACCTGTCATATCTTCGTTAGTAATTACGATATTTTCGGCTGGTGTTTCATCTGCGGATTTAATAGTCGTAATATCTTTGCCTTCACCTGATAACACTGTATTGTTTGGCAATTTTATGCCAGTAACTTTATACGTCCCAGCAGTCATATGAACATGGACATTACCGCCTCTTAAAGCATCTTTGAATGCTTGTGTAGAGTCTTGTTCGCCTGTTGGGTCTGCGCCATAATCATTGACGTTTACGATACGTTCAATTTTCTTGTTAAGATAATTAAAGTTTTCTTCCATCTTGTTTTTAATGATTTCAAAGTCATACTTTAGACGTTTAGACAGTAAAGGTTGGTTAGTACCATCTAAAGCTGTTCTACTGTCTTTAATTTCTTCAATGCCATCACCATTATGACCAACAACTAAGCCCTCAATACGTCCATCTTGATAAGTTAATTCGTCATGAACATTTGAGAGCTTGTAATCAATCTGTTTAGCATTGTGAGCATGTTTTTCATCTGATTTATGATGTTCGAAATTCTTTTCGAATGTGTAAAAACTATCTAGTATGTTTTTGAAATTATAAATCGTTTTATATCTCCACTGTTGACCTATTTCAATAGGAAAATCTAAAAGTAATCTCATATGTTTAGCTCCTTTTTTATTCTAACCAAGTAAATTCCTGATATACCCAATTTGCTTTAGCTTGGTCGTCTGGATGTACAAATGCCATAACTTTACCATCCTTTAAACACTCAATGGTTATCGGATTTCTATAACCATTTTGTCTAGCTGGAAATGATTGATTATCAGTCACAAAACCAGTCGGTAATTGTGCTATTTGCATCGATGAACCAGTAATATTCCCAACGTTCAATCTTATTGAACGAACAACAAAACTTTTACCAATTAACGAATTCCCAGCCCTTACCTCTCTTATGCCGCTTTTAAATCCTGTTGCAACGGCGGTGTTTTTATTATCGGGTGGAATTGATATTTCTATCCACCCTGTATCACCCACCATATCTGAAACCTTTGTATTGATAGTGTCAATTAATGTATTCATTTCACTAATTTTTTCATTTATATCTGCTATTGAAATATCACCTTGAAGCGCATCTATATGAGTAATTGGGTAATAAATTTCACCCTCATTATCTTTCAAATATCTATGATTAATTTCAGCCATCTGTTAACGTCACCCCCACAATATCCGAATAGTTTTCAGGCATAGTAAAAGACGACCCACCTAGTGAACCGCCTTTAACTAAATTATTTACTTTTTTTATGTTTCTACTTATACCCTGTTGTATTTTTATAATATCGGTTGGTGAGTTACTGAAATCGACTTCTACTGGTTCATTTACTAATGGATGTGAAGCAGTGAGTTTAACAACTTTTAAATCTAAGTTATAACCTAGTGGTTGATGTATAAACCTTATTGTGTTGTTTTCTTTAATATCATCATGACCAATATAATGTTTTTCTTCAACAGAACCTAAGTAGTTAGTTGATACCTCAACAGTTGGTTGATCGTTGAGCTCACCTTTTATTTTCTTAAGTAGTTCATCTTCGTCTAATGCATTATCATCAAACACTGTTGGCGCTTCTGCAAAACCAAACGCGTCCATATTCGGTGAAGGCCATTCTGCATAAGCATGATACATGTCATTACCTTTCAATACTGCTGTGATGTTTAATACTGTTGATTTCTCTGTACCGACATACATACAAGGTTTTGAGTTTTTATAATCAATACCAGGTTTAGCACCTCTGAATACCGCTTTAAATGTGTGTTTACCTCTTGATAAATTTCTCGCGATAACTATTTTCTCACTCGTGGCTGTTTTACTATAACATTCATATCGTCCAACCAATTCATCGTCTAAATAAACATCAAGCAAACCACCTTTAGCCATTTTCTTCAACGTCCATTCAAGTCTTTCATTGCCATGTTTACATTCAAATGTTTTTGTGTAACTTGTTCCAACTACTTCTGTTCTCCAAGTACCATCTTTGATGAAAGTACCTGAATAACTTATATCCTTAGGTTTAACTGGATTGTAGTTCTTTGTTTCAGCTTTTGTTTTCTTTTTACCATAACCTTGAATATAAGTTTTAACATCCGTAGTGGTAACTGTAGCTTGTACTTCACTTGAATTATATTTGTAGATCAATGGTATATCTGCCATTTGATAAAACGTTTCTTCATCATAGATGTATATTTTCTTATTGTCGGCAAAATAAATATAATTGAATAATTCTGCGCCTTCGGTTAGAAATTCCATACCATTTTTATTGCCTAATTCATCAATCGCAACACGATTAGTGAATTTACCTCTTATTTCATAAGTGAATCCAAGTTTGTTACCTTTAAAACCAAATTCAAGATATTGTTCAAGTGTCATCGTGGGTTTATTATCTTCATCTGTAGTTTCTTCATTGTTCATTTCTTCATTTTCTAAATCTTTTTGAATATAATGATTTTGAAACTCCATAAAAATATGTTTAGCAGTCACATCGTTAGATACAACTGCGCCATCATATTTAATTGATGTTGATTTGACAACATATTCTTGACCTTTCCAAACCACCAACATTTCATTAAGCAAAGCATCGAATAAATCGGAATTTGAATAGGTTTTATAAATAGTGAAGTCAATTGAGCGTTCATTATTCTTTTCATAATTAAGTTTCCAAGAACCGAAGTCATAATCTACAAGTATTTCTCCAAACGTACCCTTTTTATTCTTTAAAACCATATCTCTCAATTCATTCACCTACCTATATACGAAAGGGAACACCCAATGCGTTTGAACATTACCGATATTCTCACCCGTTATTTCAATTTCGTTAAAACCTTTATCTAATGTGATCCATTGCCAATTAGTATCAATCCCGACACGTTTGTTATTTATAAAAGGGTGTACGCCATTTATAACCAATTGTTGATTTTTCTTGATAGCTTTTTTGTATTCAAATACATCTGTTTCAGTGCCGTCATTCAATTTTCTACTAGTTGTTTTATTCTTGATTTTAAAACCTTTAGGTGCATCTATATTAATTAACAATTTGAACTTATGTCTTAGCAATGGATTGATTACATCAGAAGAACCATTGTAAATATTGAAACTTGTCGTATCATGCTTGTACTTAATATCTTCATAAGCTAACACGCCGCCTTCCAACTGCCATTCTCCACTAGATAAACTAAATTGGTCAGTTTCTTTAAGCGATTCTGAATAACCTTTTTTAACAGTAAACGTCATATCGAATCGTGTTGCTGAAAAATCCGCATAATCTGGATTCATATCAGGATTGTTAACTAAAAACTTTTTACCTGGATTATCTGAAGTTACTACGTAGTAAGGTTTTCTTCGATAAAACAGATTTCTAAGCATCTGTTCCATTAGGTTAATATCTTTTTCATCCATACCATCAAGACCAAATTTAACAACCAAAGGAAAAGGCGAGAATGAAGCTACACTAGGCAGCTCACCATCTACGCCCTTAATTGTTATACCGTCCTCTACTGATGTTGGGTATGACGACTTTGCTTCTAAAAATATAAAGTTACTAATATAGTCATTCACATTTGTCGTTCCGTTATCATCTATGATTTTTAACCATCTATCTTCCACAATTCTTAACCTCCTTGACTATAACTAGCCATGCGCATATTCTCTCCTAATATTTGTGAAATAATGTTTGCTGCGTCTTTAGGAGACCCTTGCTTTTGGTTACTTAATAAACTAATAATTGTTTGTGTAAGTTTATTATTTTGGTCATTCACTCTAACAAGTTGTTTTAATAATTTCTCAACAGTTGAATTATCATTATTAACTGTAACATTAGTGTTGCTAGTATCCATGCCAACATATTTCATTGCTTGTTCAATAAGTTGAACTGCTCTGTTACGTTTTGTTAAAGGTATGACCATTTCTGCTTTATTACCTTCTCCAATTTCAGCTAATTGGTGTTTAGTAACCATACCACCATTTTCATATTTTCTTGGTCCCGATGGAGACCAACCACCCAATGGATTAAATTGAGAACGCCAATATTTATTGTTAAAGAAAGCAAGCAATTGATCATAACCAGATTTAATATTAGTATGACCTTTCATAGCGTATGACTTGAAAGTACTTGGTACATACTGTAGTAAACCTTGTGCTGGAGTACCACGAAGATTATTAATATCTCCAATATTACCTTGTGTAACTCCTGCATTGCCTCCTGACTCATGGTGAATAAGAGAGATTATATTTTTTAAGTCGTTACCTTGTAATGTGACATTCATTCGCTTAGCAGCTCTTTTAATATCGTCCGACCAAGCAGATGCTTTCTTGTTTTGGCTTGACCCTTTAAGAGACTTCAACCATTTATACGGATTGACTGCTGTATCATTAGATGGATAGCCTTTCATACGCTGTATGTGTAAGTGAGGCGTTGTTGAATTACCGGTGTTACCAGATAGACCTATTACATCACCAGCACTTACTCTTTGACCTTTTTTAGCAATGATTTTACTCATATGCATATACCATTGGAACCACTTACCGCCAGGCTCATCAAGTGTAATTTGATTACCACCGCCGCCTGCAACTGGTCCAGCTTGTGATATCTTACCTGCTGTTAACGCTCTTATTTTTGTACCTGTTGGCATACCAAAGTCAATACCGTAGTGTCGTCCGCCATTAAACATAAGTCCGCCTGTATAATGTCCAAATGTTTGTAGAATATTATTCCAAGGTAACCAAGCAGCATCTCCATCGCCACCTTCTGCCTCTTCAAACCATGACTTCACTTTTTCTACTAATGATTTTTTAAGGTGTTTAAATGCTAATCCTGCCATCTCCATAGTTTTATTTTCTTTACCAAAACTAATATGTCCAATCATCTTTTCTACTAATTTTCCAGGGTTTTTAACATAGTCCCAAACGTCACCAATCTTATCGCCTAGCCAACTAGCAGCATCTTTACCTTTCTCTAAGACTTTACTTCCGCCTTTTTTTATAGTGTCAAAGGCATCTTTTGATGCTTCTTTGGTACTATGGTAGCCGTCAGAGATTTTCTTACCTGTCCCTTTAATTACTCCACCAGCTGCTTCTTTAAGATAATCTAAGGGGTCATCTTTTTTCTTTTTCTTAGTCCCACCATGGAATCTCGGAAGTAACCCCATATCTTGATAACGTTTAGTATCTGTAGCATTATGAACTTTATCGCCAGGATCTAATGAAACTACTACATTTCTGCCTTGTGGAGCATGTAATGTGCCATCAGATTTTTCAATAACTTCTTGAACTCCACCACCTGGTGCATTACCTGAACCTTTATCATTAACTACTGCAAGTGTTGATTGTTTTAAACCGCCTTCACTGTCAGTTGCAACGGATGCACTGTTATAGGTACCAGTTGATAGCGGTGTAATAGGTTTGATTAAAGTCTTATCAGTTATTGCTTTGGAAATTTTGTTAATACCGCCAATCATCCCATTCAGTCCATCAATCGCTTTGTTCGCAACTGATTTACCTAAGTCTGATGCAGCTTTTCCAAAATCTTTCTTGATGTTCTTAATCCAATCTAGCGTTTTCCCTAACCAGCCTTTCCAACTTCCATGTGTTTTCTTAGATTTGTCTTCGCCTTCGCCAGCGATTTTACCAAAAATATCTTTAGCTTTACCCCACATGTCAGATAGTCTATCACCAGTTGAATCCTTCATTTTGCCAAACCATTTTTTTGCACTATTATAGCTATCTTTTGATTTTCCAGATATCTTACTACCAATTTTATTCCACCATTTATCGGCACCATTTTTGGTATCTTTAAAGTAAAAAATTGATTTATCCTTAGTTTTTCCGAGCCATTTCTTAGCCCGTTATAACTGTCTTTGGACTTATCTCCTATTTTTTTACCTAACTTATTCCACCATTTATCTGCTCCGTTTTTTGTATCTTTAAAATAAGCTATTGATTTATCTTTTGTTTTCCCAAGCCATTTTTTAGCCCCATTGTAGCTATCTTTTGATTTATCGCCAATTTTCTTACCGATTTTATTCCAGAATTTATTAGCACCTTGATGAGTATCTTTAAACCATTTTGAAGTTTTACCAGGTAGCTTACCTAACCATTTTTTAGCCCCGTTGTAACCATCTTTTGATTTATCACCAATCTTTTTACCAATTTTGTTCCAAAATTTATTAGCACTTTGATGTGTTTCTTTAAACCATTTTCCAACGTTCTTAGCGATTTTTTTGGCTCCGCCAATAGAAGAATCTTTCATAATTTCCCATTGAGATTTCACATGTCCTGTCTGAGAATCAATGTGTTTCTTAACACCTTTATTTTGTTTTTGTGCTTGATCTACAACGGCTTTATGTTGTTTCTTAGCTTTGCCTTTTGATTCATCATATTGCTTTTTAGCATCTTTAATAACTTTATCAGCTTGTGATTTAGATAATGTACCTGTTTCATCACGTTGTTTAACTGCTTCTGCTACTGTATCTTTGTATTTCTTTTTAGCATCTTTAATTGTAGTGTCACGTTCTTTAGCACTTTCTTTAATGACATTAGAAGCAGCTTGCATTGATAACTTACCTTTGTTCTGTTTCATTCTTTCAAGGATAGCTTTTTGTTCAACTTCTCCTTTAGATAAAGATTTAACCACTGTCTTATCTAAGTTTCTTTGTAGCTCTGCTACTTTAGCATTTTCTTTTTTAGTTAAAGAACGTTTTTCCTTATGAGCTACTCTGTAAATACCTAAAATTTGATTATTAATTCTTTGAGCTTCTTTTGATTCTTTTTTGTTACTACTTTTAGTGGTTTCAAGTATTTTGGCTTCTTCTGATTTAGTTAAACCATTTGTTCTATTGAAAATCTTTTGTAAGCCTTTAACTTCACTATCATGACGTTTATCAAGCTGTTTAGTTACTTCTTCATTGATATTTCCATAAAGTGAAGTAATTTGATGTAACTGTTTATCTCCAATTTTTGAATGACTAATACGAATTTCTTCAAGTTTTGTTTTTGCTTTTTCAGATAAATTATTATAAGAACCTAAAGCCTTTTTAGTGCCCTTAGATACTTTTCCAGCAAAAACATCTGTCGTATCTGATGCTTTAGAAACAGCTTTATGCAAGCCGTCAAATCCTACTTTAATTCCTTTGAAAAGTGCGCCGTCTTGCAAACCTCTAGCCATATCATTTTTTAGCCATTCCCATTGCCCTGATATTTCTTTAGTCATTTTACCTACCCAAGAAAAATCAATACTTTTACCTACTTGGTTTACAATTTTCCCCATATCAGAAAAGCCTTGCTTAAACCAATCAATCTTTTGATACGCTACTCCGAAGATAGTAGTTATTATTGTTAGTGGAATAGTTAATTTACCTAATACACCACCAGTTAACTTAACTGCTTTGCCAAGTTTACCGTAACGTCCAGTAGTCGCAGATAAAACATTTCCTAACTTACCGAACATACCTTGTTGACCTTTAGTAGCTTTTCCTGTGGTAACTAAAGAACCTGCTGCTGCTTTATTAGCTCCAGCATTAACAGTTGCTTCAGCTGTATTAATCGCCATTTGTCTATTTAAACTAGCATAGCCTTTCGCCGCACTACCTACTGCTCTTAATAATAGACCTACACCAAGAACAACAGGTCCTGTAGCAGCTGCAACTAGCCCTAAAGCTATAGCTACGCCTTTTATAGGTTTTGGCATTTTGGTGAATGACTCTGCCCACTGTCCGAATTTTTTAGTAATACCAACAACAACTGGTGCAATAACATTACCAATGTCTTTACCTAACGCGAATAGTTGATTCTTAAATATTTGTAATTGTGAACCCATAGTTTTATAACGAGTTTTCGCTTCGTTAGTTAGTGCATTATTTTCCTTCCAACCTTTTGCACCAGTTCTTAAGGCTTTATCTAGTACAGTGTGGTTATTAGACAGTCTACGAATTGTATCAGCTTCACGAATTCCTTTAATACCAACACTGTCTAAAGCTTTCAATACACCTTTAGCTCCGCCTTCAGTATTACTTAAACCTTTTACAAATGCTGATAATGCTTTAGTAGGGTTTGCTTCCCATGTCTCTGCAAATTCTTTACCAGTCATTCCTGCTGTTTTACCGAAATTGTCTAAAGTTTCTCCACCTTCAGCAGTTGCTTTAGTCATTTTATTGAAAATTTGGGTCATAGCAGTACCACCAGCTTCTGCTTCAATACCAACAGAACTCATTGCAGCACTTATGCTCATGATTTGATCTGCACTAAAACCAGCTTGTGAACCCGCACCAGCTAATCTTTGTCCCATTTCTACAATTTCTTTTTCAGTAGTTGCAGTCGTATTACCTAAAGCTACAACGCTAGCTCCTAATCTATCAACTTTATCTATTGGCATTCCTGCAGCATTGGCAAATCTTGCAAATTCTGTAGCTGCTTCCTCTGAAGTTAGATTAGTCGCAACAGACATATCAAGCATTGTTTTAGTAAAGTCTGTAATATCAGATTTTTTTACACCTAATTGTCCTGCTGCCTCAGCTACTCCAGCAATTTCAGTTGCAGCAAAAGGCATTTGTTTAGACATTCCAGTGATTTCATCGCTCATTTTATTTAATTCTGCACCAGATAAATTGGTAGTTTTAGCAACTCCAGCTAAGGCTTGTTCGTAATCAACTGCTGCTTTAACAGAAGCCCCAAAACCAGCAACAATGGGTGTCGTAACACCAATTGACATTGAACGCCCGACTGAAGTCATGCCATGTCCGATTTTGCCGAACTTCTCAGACATAGTATCTAAATGATTAGCAGTTTTAGTAAACTGACTATTCGCAATTAACTGCTCTTTATTAAACGACTTCATTTCTTTTGAAGTTCTATCGATAGACTTTTGTAGGTTATTCATCGAAGTTCGTTCATCGTTTACTTTTTTCTGTGCATTAGTTAAATTATGACCGTGATTTTTAATAGTAGAATTAAGATTGTTGTATTCTTTTTCTGTTTGTTTTAACTCTGTATTAGTCTTATCGTAAGTATCTTTCACTTTTTTATTCGTTGAAACTAAAGAGTCATTTTGCTTTCTTAATTTTTTAACTTGAGCATCTTCATCTTTATACTTTTGTACTAATTCTTTATGTTTTTGGGATTGTTTCTGTGTAGCATCGGCAGCTCTTTTTAGTTGTGCAGTAGTAGCTTGATTTGAATTTTTTAAATCTTTTTCAGCTTGCCTTAATTGTTTTAATTTTTGATAAGCTTTATCTTTTTGCTCTGTCGTTCGTTTATACTGAGATTGAGATTTTTTTAATTCAGCGTTAGAGGATTTAACCGCGTCATTTGATTTATCAAGTGCAGCTTTTTCTTTTTTAGTAGCATCTGCTAAAGACTTATAAGCTTTTTCTACGCCACTTACAGTTTGTTTAGCCTTTGTATAATTAGCGTTTAAATCTTTAAGCTCTTGTTCTGCTTGATTGAACATTTGCTTTTGGATTTTCATTTTATTGTTAAGTCCATCTATTCTCGTTTGATACTTTTTCATAGACTTCTCTGATTTTTCAAACGCAGATAAATTAGACTTCAACTCACTATTAGCTAAACCTAACTGTCGTTTTAACCCTTTAAATCCTTCTTCTACTTGTGAATTATCTATGGTGTTACGTATCGTTACACCTTGAACTGTGTCACTCATTAATTCTCCTCCTTTCTAGCTTCCAAATAATTGTTTAAGTGCGGAACCAGTTATTACTTCGTTCTGTTTTTGTTCTTCTTTTTCTTCACCTTTTTCAATTATCATTCGGCATAAAGTTTCATATGGCTGTTGTTTGACCTCTTCTATTGTCCAACCATATTCACGCATACAAAATTGCATCATAGAATCTACATTTTTTCTAAACTCATCAAAAGAGATTACTTTCCCGATTCTTCGTCATCGTCATCTGGAAATTCTTCTGGTGAAATTTTAGAAAAGATGTCTTTACAAACATCGTCTAACTCAGCGGCTTTAACACCTTTTAGAATTTGTTCCTCAGAAATATTAAATAATGATGCCAAAAACTCAGTTCTGATTCTTATAGCTTTTACTTGTGTCATCGTTTCTGCTTGAATTTCATTTTTGAAATCGTCTTGCATTTGTGCGAAATCTAATTTATCTTGAACTGTTAGTTCACTTTCTCTTGTGTGAACTTCTACCTTGTTTGTTTCTGGGTTAATTAATCTAATTTCTACTTTTTTCGTCATTTTTGTAATCTCCTTTGATAATTTCATAAATAAAAAAGAGGGCTTAAAGCCCTCTTTGATTGTTAAACTACTGCTTCAGTAACTGTTACAATTGTTTTTGCAGTCTTAGCACCGTCTGTAGTTGTTACTGTAATATCTGCCGTACCAACCGATACAGCTGTTACTACACCTTGATTGTCTACCGTTGCAATCTCATTATTATTAGATGTGTACGCCACTGTTTTATCAGTAGCAGTTGATGGAGCTACTGTTGCAGTTAGCGTTTCAGTAGAACCCTCTTCTATTGATGTGCTTTCTTTGTTTAAAGTTACACCTGTTACAGAAATAGGTTTTGTTTTAAAAGCAGGTACTTCTATTTTTTCTGATTCTCCATGTTCATTTTGTCGAGCAACTTGATATGTTCCCGATGGGTATTCAGTATTTGCTTCTAAACTATCTATAGTTACAGTAGCTTTCCCCTGTTCATATGGGGCACTGCTGACCAATGAACCACCTTTATATACATTTAATGTATCAGCCATATTTCCACCTTCTTATTTAAAATTTAAAAGCCCTATTCTGCTGAAATAGATGCAGATTTACTGTTTGCAGCCACTTCAACGTTTTGGGGAGCCTTAGGGTGTTTCTTGTTCTTCAGTAGATTCAGGGAAAACTAACGCCAAGAAAGCTTCTGCACCTTCTTCTCCCTCATGGTAACCAACTGCTCTTGATTTACCTGAAATTGTACGGTTCATCCAATCACCTGTAAGTTTAGTTGCTTCTGGCGCTTCAGCTTTCTCTGCAGCTGTTTTAAATTCAACTTGATCTAAACTGAAAGTGCCTTTGACTAATGCACAATATATTGGGTTGCCATCAGCGTCTTCTGATTCTCCGACTGCTGCAACGTATGGTGCACGAGTATCGTCTCCAACCCATGACGTACCATTTTCATCTTTTTCACGTCCTAATACTGCATCTAGATCTTCAGTTGGAATGTTAAATAAATCTGTGTCTGATTTAACTTCATTAGTACCTTGTTTTTTCATCCAAACACGTTTATTAGAAGCCCACATATCTACCATTTCTGGTGCTAAGCCAGTGATATTCATGTTGACCGTACCACCTTTGTCGTCTTCCCAAGTCATTTTTTTGATAATTTTTTCTGCTTTGTCATCAAAAATACCTACATGTAATTTTTTAAATCCTACTGTTGCTGAACCCATTTAAATTCCTCCTATTTTAGGGCATAAAAAAGAACGTATCTATTCGACACGTTCACCCTTGTAATATTTATTTTTTGGTATGCCTTCATACCTTCTTGATTTGACATACCTTTTTGTTTCTTTAAAATATGCATCTAATAAGCTTGAAGCTTGATAAAATCCATAATCTTTAAGCAAGAAACGAATTCGCTTTGTTATATCGATAGTTATTTGATCTTTATAGGTTTCTACATCGACTTGTACTGTGAAAGTTTCAGATAGGTATTTGTTTGAAGCAAATGAACTAGGGCTATCTACAACTGGCGAAAGAATAATGAAAGGTTTTGTTGTATCTGCATTTTCACTTACTTCATAAAAATATATCCTATTTGAAATATGAGTATTAATCATTTCATCTTTTATAATTATTTCTCTAATGTAGGTGAGTATATTCATAGGCCTTTCCTCAATTCATCAACTACAATTTTCCTGTATCTTGCTTGGCTTGCTTGTAATGTTTTCTCAATGACACCAAATCCTCTAGGTATTACTTTTTTACCATTACGATCATAGCCATGTTCATTTAAATGTATAAGCCTATATCTATCTTTAGGACCTACCCATTCAATAACCACAGTTCTTTGTCTATCTCTAGCATCTGTGAAGGGTTTTGTTCGTGTCATTTCATCAATTGAAGCACCTGTATCTTTAAATGCTTTAAAATGCGACTTCATTTCGTTTAGCATATACTCAGAAGCTTCAGTTAAAGCTTTATCGCTTTTTATTCTCATTGCTTTTACACCAAATCGTTTTTCTAATTGGTTTTCTAACTCTTTAAGCCCTTTAATTTCCACACCCATTATTTTTCACCCAATACTAATGTGATGAATCCACGTTCTGGTGTATCAAGTCTTACTTCATGTACATTAAATAAAGGGTTTTCTAGCCTAAAATCTTCTACAAAAACGATATGTCTGTTATTAGGTGTAAAAGAGTGATAAGCATCTCTTATAACCATACTCAAACCTTGCATAGATTCGTTGACACCTAGAATTTCTCTATCTTTCATTGAGGGCTATAAGTTTCGGCATAGCATCGATGAACTTCAACTTCTTCTACATCATCTGGATAGGGTCCTTCGTTTTTATATTGGTAAAATATAACGGGTGTACGTAAGTCTCCTGATTGGACTTTCTTACTTTTGTATCTCATCGTCGCCAAAATCCTCACCACCATATATTTTATTAGCAAGTCCAAAATCAAGAAGTAATGTAGAAAAGTTTTTATGAAAAAATTGCAGTTGTTCGTTATAAACATATCTGGAACGTTCCATCACTAACTCTTGCCCTATTGGATTTTGCTCTAAATCGAAGTCGCCACAGATAGATTGAATCGCTATATAAGATTTTTGTAAAATCTGTTTTAATGATTCATCTTCAGAACTGTGAAATATATGCATGCGTTGCTTGAACTCTTTTAGTAATTCGTCCATTTTCCCACACCCCTAATCCGCTGTAATTGAGGCTGATTTTGCATTAGCTACAACTTCAACGTTTTGGGGTTCACTAGGGTGTTTCTTCTACTGAGTTGATATTCAAATCATAAACAGCAGCTACTTTATCGTCTTTAGCCTTACCATATGCAAATTGTTTAGCTGTGTATAAATCCATATCCTCAATTGCCAATGTTTGGTCAAATTTTTGTAAGTTAATGCCGCCCGCTAAATACCCATCGTAACGACCTTTAACATAAGTTAAAACTTTACCTGCAGGTTGTGCGACAGATTCTATTACATTTAAGTTGAATGGTAAGGCTGTTACATAAACCCCATTAGCATTTAAATGTGTATATTGTGCTTGAATATCAAAAGCATCAGAAGGATTAACTACCATAGTTACATTACCTTTAACTGCAACTGATTTACCTTTTTCATCTGTTGAGTGGTTTTTAAATACTTTTGTTAACTCAAGTACAGTAGTTCGTGGGTCTTTAAATGTTAAAGTTCCTAATGATTCTTTTTCTGGATACACACCGCCTGTGACCGACACACCTTCTTGAACTTGACGACTCAATCCGATTGGTTGTTCTTTACCAGTCCCATTTAAAAATGCCGCTTCAAGTGCTACAGCAAATGCCTCTTCAATTTGTAGACGAACAAAACGCTCTACCCATGCTGGACCAAAGTCTTTTAAATCTTTTGGTAATACCACAAAGGCTGTTAATTTGTTTTGGATTGCAGTTTCTTCACTGAATGCTGCATCTAATTGCCCTTTAATTTCTCCAAAGATTTTACCCCAAACTGCTACGCCACTTGTTTCTGATTTTAAGAATTTAAGACGTAATCCAGCATTCTTAATACCTAAGTCGGCTAATAATGGATGTTCTGTAGTTAAGTTTTCAAAGATACGATCAATCGTTTCTTCTGGTAGTAATTTTTCTTCTTTATATCCAACTTCTGTGTTAATTTCATTAAAGAATTTGCGTTGTTCAGCAGTTAATTTACTTTCTGCTGTAGGTAAGCTAGAAACTCTTTCTGCTTCTGCTTGAGCTTGTGCTTTTGATTCCTCGAATAGTTCGTTAATCATTTTGCCGTATAATTCGGCTTGTGCTTTTTCATCTTCGCCATTTTGTATTGCATTTAAGAATTCTTGACGCGCTGTTTTAAAATCATCTGATAATTGTATAGTCATTTAAATGACCCTCCTTGTTTTTTGTATTAAAAAAAGAACCTAGACTTATTGGCTTCTACTGGTTTACTTTTAGTAGAATTATCAATAACTGGTTCTTTTTATCTTCTAATTTTTCAATTACTTTATTTGCAATTTGCTCAACATCAATATTCACTTCTGGTGTTTTACTCATTAATGTTGCAATACGATTCACTGCATCGTTAGATAGCATTTGTCCTGAATTAGCAACCAACTTCGGTGCGCTTTCGTCAAACATCTTGCTATCTGCAAACCCTAAATTAACTGCATCTTGTGCGTTCAACCAAGTTTCTTCATTCATTAAATCAAGTATTTCTTGTTCTGCTTTACCTGTTTTCTCAATGTAAGCATTAGCAATTCCTCGATTTACTGAACTTAACATATCGCTTGCAGATGCCATTGCTCGATTATCTCCAGCTACTAAAGTGCTAGCGTTGTGAATCATCATTTGTGCTGTTGGACTCATCTCGATTTTTGAACCTGCCATAGCAATTACTGACGCAGCGCTTGCAGCAACACCAACAACTTTTACATTCACATTACTTGGATGCTCTTTTAATGCAGTGTATATTTCACTACCACTAAATACATCGCCACCACCTGAGTTGATGATAACTTCTACATCTTCATCAGTAGAAGATAGCGCATCAAACACATCTTTAGGTGATGTAGCATCCATTTCTAACATGTCATAAATCCATTTGTCATTGTTGGGCACGATTGCGCCTTTTACGTTTATTTTCATCATTTATCACCCCCTTCTAGTGGTTCTTCGCTACCTTTACTCTTTTCGTCATTATCCTTATTATCCATAACATCTTGATAGTTTTTAGTGATTTTATACTCGTCCATTTTAGGATCATCGCTAGGTTCTTCACCCAGTAAAATAAGAACTTGATTAGGTGTAAAGGTACTTGACGCTACTAACTTATCGATTGAATCTGCAATCTCTAATGGGTCTTTTTTATCGATACCAATAACTTTAAGATTCTTGCCAGCAATTACTTCTTTTTGAGTTAAAAGCTTTGCTTTCAATTCATCTTCAATTTTTTTGTTTAGTGGTTTGGTACAAAATTTGCTATAAGATTCTAAGGCATTTTTTAAATCGGCTAATTCACCATGTATTAGAGAGGGTGGTATACCAATAGCTTTAGCTACTGAATCTATCATAGATTTTTGCAACTTGTTTAATTCATCGAAAGAAGCATTATTCCCTTTTGTATTTGCTGAAACATCCTGAAAATCAAAGCCTTTAGTCAATGGTGTGATTGCAACGCCATTCTTACTAAATGAATCTACAACTTTATTTACATATTTTTGCATTTTTTCTATTTCTTTTTCACTGTTTACATTTTGTGAATCTACATTGATAATCCCACGTATTTGATAATTTCTCATTTGTGCGTTTATCATTCTACCAAATATTTCACCATAATCACTAAATAATCCTTCAGTAAATTTATTTAATTTTTCGTTGTTATAAGTTAAATAAATTACGTCATCCATTTTGAATGAACGTTCAAATTCGTATTCTCCGACTGTGACACCCTCAAATATGTCAGGGTATAAAGCAAATTTTTTCCTTGTGAAATTATCTGCTATTACTAAGTCTTTAGTATCAGTAACGATAATCAAAACTTCATTATCATAGATCAACTTATAAATGACTGATTGCCAAAAATCAGTAGAAGATAAATCGGTATTTGGCCTTGTATTTAATTTATACCAAACACTGTCTTTTATCGCTTTGTCATTTTCATCTGTAAAACGAAATTCAGATTGTGATATTGTTCGTGCTAAAAATTCTATACATGTACTTAATGCCATTTGTTTTAAATAGGCTTTTTGGGAAGTATCTTGGAATAACTCCAAATCATACATCCAACTTGCCTCTTCATGTCTATTAAAAATTCTGTCAAAAAAACTAACCATTGCTTTCCTCCTTTCTAGAAATTAATTGCATTTAAGAAATCTAAACTGCCACTAATATCTGCTTCTAGCAAATCATCTGCGCGATAGAGTGCGTGGACTAAAGCCTGGAAGCCATCTGTTTTACGGCGTATTTCATCTTTCTTAATGTATTCTTTATTACCGTCTGGTTTGATTTTGACAGCAACATTATTTGTGTACCAACGCATCATAGGGTTGTCGTCAAATATTAAATTATGATTAGCAAACATTGTTTCAATACGAGGAGCTAATAAAGACTGTATAGCTCTTGGATTTTTAATCACTTCGATTTCAATTCCATATTCTTCAAATAAAGGTCTTAATAAATCCATTCTGAAATTATCGGCAATAACTTTCTCTAACCCATAATTTTCTCTCATACGATCAAACCACATTACGATATGAAGTGGATTAATGGAAGGCTCATCAACAATTGTCAGTAGCCCTTGTTTTTCCCATTCATTTATAGGTGCTTTTAATTTAACAGTATCTAAGAAACCTTTTCTTACGAATGAATGAGATTTCCATATATAATTTTCACCATCTCTGAATAATAAACCCACCGCTGCAAAATCTTTAATGCTTGCATAGTCTAAACCACCTAAACATTGTCGATTTTCTAAAATTGGGAATGGTCTATTTGTAGCTAAGATATCTTCCCATGGTGCAACAACTTTTTCTAAGTCAACTTCAGGTAAATTCATCCGTTTAGTCATAAATTCAGTTCTTTTAGTTGGGCTGAAGTTCATTTCTCTGTATTGGTTTTTCACTTTTCTGAATAACCCTCGAGCATATTCACTCATGGGCTCACTAAACATCGGATTGGCTTTCTCCCACATTGTTGGGTCATCTACCTCTAATGGATCATCAAGCTTACAAATGAATGGAAAAATCCTATCATCAGGCGTGTCACCATTTAATAGTGACATTGAACGTTCTTTCATTTTGTCTAAGAAGCCCTCACGAACATATCCATCTGTACCTATAAAGAATTCTCTTGGCCATTTCACCTTACCTAAACCTGAACTGAATACATCAACTGTTTCACTGTCTTCATATCTGTGTACTTCATCATAAATTACACACCCTTCACGCCCACCATCTTTAGTACCAGCGTTAGAAGTTCTAAATCTAAATCGTGATTTGGTTTCTTGATCAGTAATTACAAGTTTTGTAAGATAAAACATATCTTCTAAGTCATTACGTTCAATCATGTTATAAGCTTCTTCAAAAGATGTTTTTGCTTGGTCCTCTGAATTGGCTACTACTGAAATATCGTAATTGGGCACTCCATGTAAATAAGATATAAAGTAATTCGATAAGGCTGTTATAAGACCATTCTTACCTCCACCTCGTCCGAGGGTAATAAAAAACTGCTCGTAATAAAGGAAATCACCTTCATTCTCGAACAGAAACACAAATGGGACTATAAATTTTTGAAATGGTTGTAATGGGAAGTACCAACGTTCTGTAAACTTGATAAAGTTTTCAATTTGCTCTTCATCAAAGTATAGGTCATCACGAGTTAACACTTCTTTTTCTAAATAAGCGATAAGAAGTATACGTTCTTTATTTAACAGGATCTTGCCTGTCTTCCATAAACGTATATATTCATCTACATGTTTGTTACTAATCATAATAAATCACGACGGGGGCGATGTCCTCATCATGTTCTTTATTAAATCCGAATGATTTTTCTATAGCTAAAAGCGATGTGTTAACTTTATTCTTCTCTGCTATTAATGGATTTGGTTTAATAAATGACTGAGATGCATTTTTAGTTTCAACCATTAAACCTTTATCTTTAATGTCATCGTCTAACCTGTAGAATATATCTAATAAATTTAAATATCTTTCTACTTTTTCAGTTTGTACTGGATTGTCTTGTTCAATTTTACTTAATAAATATGACTTGATTTTCTTTTCGTTTTTCATAAGGTACCCCCTAACGTATTTTGTTTTTAAATAAATCTGCGGAATAGACTCCCCTACACCGGTTCCCCGATCAAAATAATTTTCAAAACTTTTTGACCCGGGGTATTTTAATATTAAATAATTTTTTTATACAATATTGTATTACCACATTTCATCATCAGCCCATTTATTTTTCTTTGGCTCTCGCCAATTTGTATAATGCCTGTCATGAATTTTATTATGACAATCAACACAAAGTGTTTCTAAATTATCATCTTCAAGCGCGAGTTCTGGATTGAATTCAAGTTCATTTATATGATGTACTACAAGCTTTATCTTCTTACGACCATTCTTATTAGGCTCGTATATATCGAGTGATACTTTACCTTGCCTCTTACACTCTTGGCACTCATAATGGTCACGCTCTTTGATATGCTCTCGCTTGTCTCTCCAGTCTTGACTGTTGTAAAACGAACGACGTTGCTCCTTCGATAGTGTCATCTGCTATTCTCCTTATGAGTTAAGCTCATTAGTCTAGATACATATAGATCACCAATGGTTATGACGTATGAGTTATATGTACTAACTCATATGAGTACATCATCATGCCTGTTAGTTTAATAGATAGTTATAATGAATCATGTGATGATACTCATATCAATTGACATACAAAGAAAGACACACCGCTAAGTGATGTGCCTCTGTATAATATAGTATTGTTGTTTATAATAAAACACTGGTCAATAGTGCCTATCCATATGGATATTATATAACATAGTATTCAGTATTACATAATTACATGCAAACCCTGCAATTTCTGCAATTCTTGCGGGTTAATTATGTTTAGCTTGTTGCTCCATATACACTTTGACTATAGCCTTTACCCTATCATAAACAGTACGTTCACTTATATTGAGTAACCGTTCTATAGTCTTTATCTTCTCACCACGTTTAAGTAACTGAAGTATATGATAGTTCTTATCATTAGTTATACAGTTCTCATATTTATCTACAAAGCCCAACTCTTCTATAAGTTTCTGTGAATGTCTATTGTCTCTATCATTCTGTATAACTCTAACTAATACTTTATCACCAGTCCCTCCTTGACCATTAGGCATTACTGATTCAATACCATACTGCCCTATAGATGTACTATCATACTGATATACTTTATCTTCTAGTAGATTCTGTCTCCAACTATATCCTATAATTAATTGTCTTATCTCATTCTCATTGTACATGCCTATACCTCCGTTTACTGATACTCTACTATTCTTGCTTTGACTGCATTCATTAATTCATCTTGTGTTAGTTCCTTATTCTGTAAGGCTTTATACACTCTTTGCTCTATAGTATTGTCTGTCATTATATGATGGATGATTGTTGTATTATCTTGTCCTTGTCTGTACAACCTAGCATTGGCTTGTTGATACAACTCAAGCGACCATGTTAATCCGAACCATACAATAATGTGTCCACCTTGTTGTAGGTTAAGTCCATGACCTGCACTTGCTGGATGTGCTAATAGGATTTCTATATTACCTTTATCCCAATCTTCTTTATATTTATCACTGCCTAATACAACTGCTTGATTAAATCGTTCAAGTATTCGTTCTTTATCGTGTTTAAAGTTATAGAATAAAAGTATTGGTTGCCCTTGAACTTCTTCTATTATCTCTTCTAACTTATCTAACTTACGATCATGTACTTGTCTTACATCTTGTTCATCTGTGTATACTGCACCGTTAGATAGCTGTAATAGTTTTTGACTTAATGATGCACCACTTTGTGCAACGATATCTCCATCATCTTCTGATTCTAAAATGTAATCACGTTCAAGTTCGTCATAGAGTTTACGTTCTTTGTTTGATAATGTTACTTCTTGAACTGTGTCTATTCGTTCAGGCATTGATAGATAATCACTTGCTTTCATACTAATACAGACATCATCTATTCTTTCGTATATTAATTCTTCTGCATCTTCTCTTAATTCCCAATTAAATACATGCTCGCTTACTTGATGTGTTGGTTTGAAATATCTTTCTCTAAATCTAGTAAATGATTTCTCTAATCTTTCGCCACTGTCTATCAGATAGACTTGTGCCCATAAATCCATCATACTATTTGGACTTGGCGTTCCAGTTAATCCAACAAACCTTTTAACAAGTGGCATTTTCTTTTTCAGTGCTTTAAACCTTTGACTTGAATGGTTCTTAAATGTTGATAGTTCGTCCACTACTAACATATCGAATGGCCAATCTTTTTTATAATAGTCGCATAACCATTTCGTGTTTTCCTTATTCGTTATATAGATGTCTGCCTCTTGCTTAAGTGCATCTATTCTTTGCTTAGGTGTTCCTAATACTTTAGAAACTGTAAGATGTTTTAAATGTTCCCACTTGTTAATTTCATCTGCCCAAGTATCTTTAGCTACATTAAGTGGTGCAATAACTAACATCTTATCTGTATCAATTATCTGTAGATCACTAAATGCTGTTAAGGTTGAAACAGTCTTACCTAATCCCATATCTAAGAAAAGTCCATATTTATTATTTTCTATTATCTTTTGTATGGAATAACTTTGATACTCATGTGGTTTAAACTTAATCGTCATTTGCTATGACCACCTCACTAATGAACCTGTCCACTTCTGATTTACTCCAAAGTACATAAACGTTATGATTTCTTGTTGCAAATTGCTTGTGTACATATTTTTGTAATGGATGTAGTTTCCCTTTTTCTTGTTTCATCTCAACAAAATATGTTTTGCCTTTTGGCATTATGATAATTCTATCTGGTACACCTCTTGTTCCAGGTGCTACCCATTTCAAACATAAGCCATTCAACTTTGTAATCTCTTTTTTTAAATACATTTCAATTATCGACTCTTTCATTTACTCACACCTTGCTAAAAAATTTAAGTGTCCAATTGTCCAACTGTCCAATGCCTTTTTATCTATATACTGTATTAGGGCTGTTAGGCATATACACTATGCCCCCTTACTCCCTAACACCTATTATTAAACTTTTATATATATTGGTTGTCCAAATTGGACACTAAGGGTTAAACCCTTGATATGACTGGCCTAAGAGGTGTCCAATAGGTGTCCATCAAGCGTCCAATAAAAAAAATAATGGACACTTAAAAAAATTAAATAAAAATTCTGTTGGACACTTAAGGGGTTTATTGGACACCTATTGGACACCAAATTCCCTAAATTAAATCATTTATTTCGTCTTCTACATCTTTCACAAATGCTAATTGACGACCATATTCTTTACCAAATCTGAGTCTTCCGTCTTTAGTTTCTGCATATCTTTCCCAACCTTTCAAGTTAGAAAGTACGGCTTTAATTTTGTTTAACTCTGGAATTGGTAATTTCGATATAGACCCATTTAAGCATTCAACCCAAATCTCTAAAGGACTAATTTTGTCTCTTTCAACTAACTCGGTATCCTCATCTAACAAATCAAAATCACTACTATTCATAAACATTCTTCTATCTTCAATAGATTTGGAATACCAATCTTCTGTTATAGGTTTCTCTAAAAACGATTCAATAACACCTTGGTACACTTGTTCTTCAGTATGCTTACTTTGTATGTCTCGCATTTCTTTCTCTAACTCAGGATCTAAATAAAGTTCTTCACCTTCATTATAGAAGTGAACAGCCTCTGCCCATATTTGGTCAATATCATGTTTAGTTATCTTCGACCATTTAACTTCTACATTGTCAGGATTGACAGTCATTGGCCAGAAACGACGACCACCTGTTTCATCTCTTAAGAAATCTACTTTATTAGTTGTACCAATGAAGATACATTGTCTTGGGAAGTCTTCTATATAATGTCCATAAGCGACACGGAAACGGTCAATTTGTTTTGAAATGAAGTGCTTAATAGCTTCAACTTCTGCTTTACGTGTTGCTGCTAACTCTGCCATTTCCATTAACCAAACACCTTGTAGTGCCTCGTATGCTTCTTTACCTGTAACTGATACCAAACTGTCTGAGAACCAAGCGCCACCTAATTTTTTAAGTAACGCAGATTTACCAACACCTTGTGGGCCATATAGTGTTAACATGTAATCAAACTTACAACCTGGCTCCATAACGCGTGCAACGCCAGCTGTTAATGCTTTACGTGTTGTTGTGCGATTAACTTTTGTATCTTCTACACCCAAGTATTTTATGAATAGTCTTTCAAGTCTAGATTGACCGTCCCATTCAAGGTTGTTCAAGTAATCTTTAACTGGATGATATTGATTTTGAATAGCGACTGATATAATCGCATCTTTTGTTTTGCCTGAATGATGGATGTCATATACCTTTTCAATGTATCCACGCAAACTACTATCGTCACCATCTTGCCATTGACGTATTTTACTTTCGCTGTTCCAAGGTGTTTTACCTAAGCATTCTATTTGTTTTGTGAATGCGTTAAATGCTACTTTACCTTTTAAGTTAGGATCGTTACGCAAAATAATTTCAATGTTAGGAATGCTAGATTTAAAAGCACCTTTAGCAGTGATTTCTAAGGTTTCATTCCATTCACTGTTAGTATCTAAATCCTCAGTATCAATTGCGTCAAAATCTTCAAATGCGTCATTAATTTTATCGTTAACTAGTTGTTTAGATACTTGCTTGTCTTTTCTTACTTTCTCTGCCATTGCCTTATAACTCGGCATACGGTTAATTGGTGTCTTCTCATCTACATCTTCATCTTGTGCACCGAATAAGTGAATACGGATAAGGTCAAAGCTATTAACTAATTGACTACTTACTGGGTCCGTATTGTGATGTGAATAGGCAAACTTACCATTTTCATATAAGACTAATCCTCCAGCAGTTGAGCCTTCATGGAATGTGTAACGATTCTCACTATGGTACTCATAACGTTCAGGAATAAATGCCTCAATGGCATCTTCAATTGAGTAGGCTCTACAAAAAGCACCTACGATTCCAGGTTTATCCTCTGGATCTCCTTGTTTATCTGCAAGCCTTTGTGTTCTGCTTTCTTCTCTGCCTGATGTTGGCCATTCAAGTGTATCTGTCCAATCATTGTATTGGTTAAGTAGTTTATCAGGATCTAACATTGGGTGGTCTTCATAGTCAAAATAGAAATCCGCGTCACTACTTGTTGAAGGCCAGTACATAAGGCGGTGTGGTTGATACGTTGTATCATCGAAATAATCCATACCGACCATGTCTGCTACTTTACGTCCAACTGCTTCATATTCATCAGCATTAACGTTACGTTTTAAAGGAACAACTAATCGAAGTCTAGGACTTGTTGTTCTGTGTTTATGTGTTGAATAGACCGCATACGCAAAGTCATAAAACATGCTCATGATGTCTGTCATATCTTGTGCTGCATAGTCCAAATCAAGTGTTAACATTGAACGGTTCATCACTTGACCTGCTTGTCTGCGTCCTTCTTTTAAATAGCCACCGACAAATCCTCCAACGTCTTTAATGTCTGACTGCTCTGACTTCGACATTTTGTTATATTCAATTAAACTTTCTTTCGTTCTAACTGTTTGTGATAGTTTAGTTAAGAAGTCTGACCACGCCATGTTATGGTTTGTCCAGTGCTTAGCAAGTCTTGATGATGCATAAGCATAGGTAATGTCTCTGTCATGCTGTAGTGGTTCTACTTTTGTTACTTTGTCTAACATTTGCATTTGCTCCTTTCTATTAGAATAGAAAAGGGCGAATTATCGCCCTAGTATTATTCCAACGCTGCTATTTGGTCATTCTCTCCAATCATTTCTTATCAATGTATGCCTGAATATAATTTTTCAAGTGCGCCTTCTCATATCTAAGTTTAGATATCACATCACTTTGTATGCAGTTAGATATGATAGATACAATTAACATGATTGCTAATGTAATAGCTATAATCCAGAACATTACTTCTCCTCCTCATAATCTTTCGGTTGATCTATATCATCATTCGCCTGTTTTCTAATTATTATTTGATTTGTAACGTATTTGCTTAGTTCGTATAGGGTAATGATTAGTAACGTTTTAAGTATTCTCATTGGTCACTGTCCTTTATTTAAATTTTGATATTGTACGTCGTTCTAATATTCTTCTAATTTCCTCCTTCGTAAATACAGGCTGATACTTAGTCTTTTCGCCAAGTTCTTCTAACATATATCTGATTTCTACATCACTATATTGTGGTGAGAAAGCAAAACTTAGTATCATTCTATCTACATCACTTAACTCATCATAAGATTGATATTTTAATTTACCGAACACCACTTTAATATCATGCATGTAAATATCTCGTTCGCTCATTCACTCACTGTCCTTTCTTATATTGCTTAATGCATTGTCTTGTATCTTTTGTAACTGTTCCTCAAACGTGCCCCATGGTGGTTTTACATAACTTAGCAACCCTTTAGGCTTGTCCTTTTCAATATATTCTCCAAACACTGCGTCACAGTCGAAACATTTAAACGCAATATATACAGGCTCATTTTCTACATAATAATATTCATGATTGGTATTCCAGCTTTCACATCTGGGACATTGTATCTTGTCACTCGCTTTACGTTTAGCCTCTTCCTTACTCTCTGCCTCAACAACTTGATACGTTTCGTTCTCACGTATCTTAGTAACGTCTGTGAAAGGTTGTCCGTTGTGTTGGATTGTTCTGATTAGGTATTGAATGGTATCACCTCATGTGTAATTACATATTGTTTATCTGTACCACCACATTCTTTAGCCGTTTTCCATGATTCATAACGGCTTTCATATAAACTAGCTTTTTTGATATCATTAGTGAATCTATATCCATTTAGTAACTCTGTTAGGTAGACGCCTTCATTTACTTCAACTACGTAATGTTTATTTCTCATTATTATCATCCACACTCACTCCTTATTAAGTAACTCTTTAACTTTTTGTAGTATGTCTTTCTTACACGTATCCTTTGTCTTTGTCTGCTGTTCCATCTTGCCTTGCATGATTACGCTCCATTTTCTTTTTGTATGCTGTGATTAGTTGGTCGATTGTGTAATAGGTATTAGCTATAATTAAAACTTCGTACACATAACTTCGTTCAGTGAAATAAATTAAGCTCTTGTGAATATCCCAAATAAGTTCATCAGCATTTTTGCCCACTAAATATTTTGTAATGTTTTCACTTTCGAAATCATGCAATAAAAATTTTATATCTTCATTCTCTATTCCCATTTGATTCGCAATACTCAATCCAAACGCCAACATGTCTGCCAATTCATCTAACTGTACGTCTAATGGCTTTCCTGGATTCTTCTTCCAGTTTTTAAACGTTTCTAATGTGTTAAACCATTCAAAGAACTCAACCACATATGCTACCTTGCTATCCTGTAAATTAAGTGTTGGTATTCTACTGTCAAAGTCCTTTTGTATTTGTAATAATTCTTGTAACTGATCTACTGTAATTGTGTTAGTCATTTTTGTTCCTCCACTTCTGCTGTAACAATGAATTTTCTTACACTTGCGTTATATTCATCTGCTACCTTTTTAGCTTGTCTTTCAGATACAAAAACGCTATTCATATAAAACGGGTCTCTGAACCATTTAACTGCGTCATTGTGGTCGTTGTAATATAGCCCGTCTTTTTCCACTACATACTCTGTTCTTAATGTTTGTTTCATCTACTCGTCCTCCAAATCGCTCAATATCTTTTCTAGTAAAAATATTGTTTCACCTGCAATATCCATATTGTTTAATTTAAATAGGTTGTCTATTGCTTGCGTAATTTCAGTATGATAATCGTTTTTAAATTGCTCCCACGCCTTAGCTTTCTGATAGACTTCACGAACTTCTTTAATCTCGTTTCCATAATCCAATTTATATTCATCTTCTATATTTTCTAGCTCGTTTATAACAGCACCCTCATACTCATACGCCATCTAATCTCGCTCTCCCTTCAATGCTTTCTCATAAGCATCATTGCTAAGTGGTATTGATTGTATGCTACTATCTTTTGTTAGTTGTAATTCAGTAAGTGGTTTAGCTACTGTTAATTCAATATCATTTGGCATCATTTTCGCTCCAATCTATCAATAACCTTCACTAAATCTTTGTACCTATCCACACTAGGGTTGGCTTCTGCTTTCATACGTATGTGGTTGGTTAGGGTGGTGTATTTATAACTAGCACCTGCTAAATTCTTTGCAATTCGTTTAAATTTCTTATTTTCAAATTTCAAATCTTCAATACGTTTACTATTCCAACGTATTACGTCATCTTTGTGACCATTCTCCCGTTCCAACGTTTTAATTTTAATGTCCGCACCTTTTAAAGCACTATCTTTAATATCTCTTATCTGTTCCGACCTACTAATATTAGCTTTCAACACTGCTATATCATCGATTAGTGTGTCGCGTTCTGCTTTGTATTGATCGCGTTCTTTTACCGCATCTCGCCATTTACCTTCCATTTGATGAGCATCTTCGTATATTTGGTTTAGCTTGTCGTTAAATCTTACACGTTCTTGTTCTAAAGCCTTGTAAGATATGTCATAAAAACTCACTCGCCATCACTCCTTTATTAAATGTGGGTGTTCGTATAAGTTGCCTAGAACAGTGCAATGTTCATGCACATCTAGTAAAGAATCATTATTGTTAGTTATCCAACCCAACCAATCTCCGTGAGCCCAACCGTCTGAATCTCCACCTTTATTAAACTCAACATAACCAATTCGGTTTTTAATGCTAAAGTTATGATATCCCTTATCTATAACATCCCCTCGTATATCTCCACGCCGTTCTTGTCTTTAAGCCCTGTGGATTGCATGAGTTCGTAATAAGTGATCGAAGATTTCGTTGTTTCTCCGGGTAACTGTTCTATAATATGTGCTACTTCTCCATTTTCTAAATCAATTCCTGCAGGCGTAATCATGCATTCGTAAAACTTATCCCACGCTCTAAACTTAATCATCTACTCCACCAGCTTTCCGTCACGCCAAATTAAAATAAGTCTTAAATCATCGTTCATAATGTATACAGATTTTAAGTTATATCCACTTAAATCATTTAAACTTTTGTTATTAGTTAAACTAGTGACACCGTCTTTATAAATAGCTAACATTTCAGGTAAAACTGTATCTTCCGTAATTTCTTCCTCGACTTCGACTGTGAAAGTGTCTTTATGTGAAACACCTTCTGTTTTAAAACCATAACCGTCAACTGAAAAATGAACCGTAGAATAATTACCAAAAAAGTCACTTACATTTGATATAAAAATTTCACTCTGTACTTTTTCAATGTTCTTCCACCCCCACTCAATCAACTGTGGTAAGTTTAGTTGTTTCTTAGTTTTGATTTTCATTTTCATCACCCTCAGTTTTGTAAAAATTATCAATTAAAAATTCTTCCAACATATCTTCTTGATGTGGTTTCAATTCAATGCCTTGTCTTTCTCCTACAAGTAAAACTAACACCTTTTCCATCTCATCCATTCTCTCTTCCATCTCAACCATTCTCTCTTCATTCATCCCTAATCCCTCCATTACTTTCCTGTTATGTGCTTTATCCTCTGGTAACACTGCTACGATAAAGCTACGTTTATTAATCGCCTTTAAGAATCCACGAAATCTGTAATACTTTAGCAACTGTGCCATTTCCACTGTGTTCATCCCACCAGTGTTATATTTGTAGCGAATATCTATTGTGTTGGATAACTGCATTATTTGTCCCAATTCTCATATGCACGCTCGATATACCATTTAGCTTTTTGAATGTCCTCTTTACCATTCTTATGTGGTGATCTACTAAGATACTTAATCGCATTGCCAATGTGATAAGCTACGTTAGGATTGTAGTGTTGTGTTACCTGCTCTATAAAATCAATTGTTTCTATATCACCGTAGTTATAATGTGATGGGTGGTTGACTGTGTCGTTACGCTTACGTTGTTGTAAGTCGTTAGATAAAGTTTTATTAACATATCTTCGTGTTTCTTCAATTGCTTTGTTCATAGCTTCAGCTCTAGCTTTATTATAAAAAGGTGCTTCATCTATATCATCGAAATACTTTTTATCAACGGTAATGCCACTTTCCTTTTCGCTCACACTCTCCGTCTTATTCTCTATATAGTTACTCCACAAATCGAAGTAGTTACTATCATCAAAATGGTATAAGTTACCGAGTGAATCAATGCCTGCTTCATTCTTATCATCTTCGTTAAATATAATTTCATCCACACGCCCTACAACCGTCATACCTTCACTATGTTCACTCTTACCAATGTCATAAACGATAACGTAATCATCTAAATTTAAATCTCTAATCTTCATTTACCTAACCACCTTTGGGAAAATACTTGTATTCATTAAATATTTACACCATTCGCCTCTGCTGTGTTTTTGAGGTGTGCCGTCAAATAAATGAGGTTTTTCATTTCTTAATTTCTCGTCACGATAATCCATAGTAGCTTCTGATGTGTCTTCCACATGATTCATTGTGTGTTGAATTATTCTATATTCATCTACGCCCATGCGTTTCGGTACGTGACACGCTTCATGTAATGACCAACCTCTTACTATACGATTTCTGATACTTTGTGCATTTAATCCATTACGTTCTACTGCTTTAAAATTATCACCCATGATGTCGTATTCGACACCGTATGCGCTAATTGTTAACATTTATTTGTCCTCCTAATATCCTCTATCTATAATTTTCGGTTCTTCAAACTCTAGTGGTTTAGCATCCATGTATTCATCTTTATTCGTCCACATCTGTTTGTGTAACTTTTCAGTAGTTGTATTGTCATCGTCACTCTGATTAACATACACACGCTTTTCTACATAAACGTTGTATCTGATTGTTACGATTTCCTCACTCATCGGAATCACCTAATCTTTCATATAGAATGGTGATGTAAAACCATCACTGTTTAGATTTAATCCTTTTGCCCATGACACAGGTTGGCTCATTAGTTTTTCAACTTCTTCTAAACCTTTTGAGCTTTTAGGTATTTCAATAATTACTTCATCGTGTACATGTCCAACTGTTTTATAACCCGCTTCTTCTATTCTAAGTAGCGATAAGGCAAGTAAATCTCTTGCTGTTGCTTGTACAATGTTCTCGACAAGCTTGCCGCCATAAGTCTTTAATGTAGTCCATCGCCTATTTAAATCTAACCCATAAATTCTACGACATCACTACCCAACTGTTTTGGCCTAATTTCGCTTTTGGATAAGCCAGTGCACGTCCACTTGGAAGCTCTATCATGAGAAATCCTTTCTTAATGTAGAATCTAAGCCCATGTGTGTGATGTTCTGTTCTTGTCTTGACTGTTTGAATTGCAGCATTCTGACAACCTTTCCAGAAATCAACAATGTTAGGATTAGCAGCTCGCCAACTTTCAACAAGTGGTTTTAATTCTTCTTCATCAAGTCCCATCTCTAGCGCGCCCATTGCTTTTAATGCGCCTGGACCACCTTGATAACCTAAAGCAAGTTCTGATACTTTACCTTTTTGTCTTAATGGGTCGCCTTTTGTTATCGATTCAACAGGAACATTAAACATTTGAGCTGCAGATGCCTCGTAAATTTTGCCATGTGTGTTGAACACATCTAAGCGCCATTGTTCTCCTGCAAACCAAGCAATAACTCTTGCCTCAATAGCAGAGAAGTCACTAACTGCTAACTCAAATCCCTCTTCTGCAGTAAAGGTTGTTCTAACTAATTGGCTTAATAAGTCTTGTGGGTGAACATCGAGCAAAAGTTCTAAGCTGTCAAAATCTTGTTTTTTAATTAGATCTCTTGCAATGTCTAGTTCTGTATCACTGATGTAGTGTTTTGTTAAGTTTTGAAGTTGTACACCTCGTCCTGCCCATCTGCCTGTGCCTGCCCGTAGAATTGGAATAAACCTCTAACCCGTTTATCACTACACATCATGTCGTGCATTTTGTTGTATTTCTTAACACTTGTTTTAGACATTTGAAGTCTGATTTCTAACATCTGTTTTGCTTTACCTGTTGTTTTATTTACATATTCTTGTACTGTTTTCTTTTGTAAGTTAGGTATGTCAATACCTTGTTCAGTATTAAACCAAGCTAGTAATTGTGTCGGACTGTTTGGGTTCTCTAGTCCAGTTAATAAGGTTGCTTGTTTTAACAACTCTGCTTTACTTATCTTGTCTAGTTCATTGGCGCCAAGCATTAAATCTTCTGCAAGTCGTATACCTCTATCATTGATGTGTTGGTCAACTGTCCAAAATCGTTGTTCAAGTGTCGGTACATGAAAGTCTTTGATTTTCTCTGCAACATTCATTTCAACTTCTACATCTCGAACACAGTAATCCATAAACATTTGCCATTTCTCTTTATCGTGCATAGGTAAGTTACGTGTACGCCCACCATTTGTTTTGGTCGGCTTACAAGGTTTACTAAAATAGTTAATCAAGTTCTTACCTGATTTGTCTTTTTGGTCTTGTAGGTTTAGCACTTCCCCGACTTTATCAAGTGACGCTGGCAAACCAACTCTTGTAGCGTTAACCATTGTGCACACCCATTCATTAGGTGGCATAGATTGTTTGAAATGCCTAGCTAAACATGTTCTTTCAAAGTTCGCGTTAAATGCGTATTTCGTTACATCGCTATCAAGTAGTGCTAGTTTAAATTCTTTATATAGTGGCTCATCGATATCATACATATCTATTGACTTGACTTCGCTACCGTCAAGAGAATAAGCAATGATGAGTATCTCGAAATCTTCTGCTTCTGCGTATTTATAGGCACCAGTAGTTCTAATGTCGGCGCTACTATAGGTCTCAATATCTACTGATAAGGTTCTTTCCATTCGTTGCACCTCAATTTAGTTATAATAATAGCGGGGCTTGCGTACCCCGCTTATTTACTTATAGTATGTCATCATCTGACTCTACTTCATCAAAGTCATCTTCTGCTTTACTTGCTCCACTTAATGCCTCACCTTTTTCAATTAACTGAATGTTGTTGAGCCCGGCAGCAATTCCTTTATTACCATTTACGTTGTAACCATAGAAGTTAATTGATGCTCTGATATAATCACCACTTACAATCGTTCCTGGTTCTGTTAAACGGATTTTGTTTTGGTCTACAATGCCAGGTTGCGATTGGCTAGTAGCGTTAATGAAGTATGCATTTTCGTAGTTAGGGTCGTCCTCACGATCAGTATCGCCATCACGTAATGGAGTTTTTAAGTTACTAGGTACTTTGCCATTCCATTTTGCTTTGCTATCTTCTTTTGCTTGGTCGATTGCTTTTTCAATTGTTTCAATCATTTGTGTATCTGATTTTGGAATGATTACTGATACTGAATACTTTTTAGGTGCGTCTTCATTCATGCTATGTGCTTCAAAGATGTGTGCGTATGATGCTCTTACTTTACCTGTGATTACTTTAGTTCCAATTTGTTTTGCTTTCATAATTAATTACCGTCCTTTTAGGTTTTATATTTTGTCAAAATCATCTTCTGCTTTTTGCTTAACTGCTTGACGTTTGTCTGATTCAGGTGCAAGTGTTAAATTGCCTGGTGGTTTCTCAATATAATCGCCAACCATTTCAGAAAATGCTTTCTTTCCGATTTGTTTTTCTAAGTTCGTAATGCTAAGTAACTTTGTTTCTGTTATGTTTTCTTGCTTATAACCTTGTTTAGTTAATGCATCCTGTATAGCTTTAGTGTCTGTCATCACTCTACGTGAGCGACCTTCAACTAATTTCCAACCTGCATAATCTTTGTCTTTCTCACTCATTTCTTCTAGTGCATAGCTTTCAACTTCATCTGCCCATTTCTTAATGTCGGGTATTTTGTGAAGTAATTCGGCAATCTCTTCATCACTTAATAAGTGTGGTGGTTGTTTCGGTATATCTTGCATATACTCTGCACGTGCTCGACATGAGTGCTTAATTTTACAAAATCGACAATGGCTACCAGCTTTAAACTCACCTTTACCTTCAAATGCTAATTCAGCTGTTGGCTTAACTGTATTAAGCCCCAATCAATCAATGAATTGACTTGTAGTTCTTCAGTTGAATAGTTATCAAGTCTTGGTTGAATGATTGTCATGCGTACGGTGTGAATATCATATAATGCATTAAGTAGTTCATATGCGCCTAGTCCATAAAGCCTTAACTGTGGATTGTCTATAGCACTTACCTCTACACCTTTACCGAATTTAAGATCTATGATTTCTAGTACACCGCCCGAATACACAATCACGTCTCCTGTACCAAAAGATTCTGGTACGTAGCGACCTAAATCGAGCCTTGTTTCAAACAGTGTTGTTACATCAGAATCTCTAACTTTTGCCTCATTTACACGTTCTTCTACTGTGTCAACATACTGTTCAACGTATTCTCTTAATTCTTCGTTGTAGTATTGATTTTTTGTGTAGTTTTTAAAAGCTTTGTTATACTCATAATCTGTTAAGCCGTTATACATGTGATTAAAATACAATTCACTTAATTCATGTGCGAACGTACCTTCTTCTGCAAAGGTTGAAGTCTTGTCCCCAATACCTTCACTTGCTTTTATACTTGGTGGGCAATTCAACCATTGTTTCGCACCACTTGCACTTAATTTGGCGTGGGCTCTACTTGAATGGTCTAACTTCATGCAGACAATCTCGCACTCATGAAGTCTACAATTTCACTGAAATGTTCTTCACTTACGTTTGATAGTTTGTTTGCCCAAGTTCTTCAAGCTTTTCTTTAAATGCTTTCTTGTCGCTGTCGTCTGCTTTTTGAACAAACTGTTTACCTAATCTCATCACATCATCTTTTGTGAGAGTCTGTTCTTCTGTTGTTGATTCATGTCCAATAGTTGGCTCTTCAGTCTTTTTCATTGGTACCTCTTTTACTATGTTCTGTACTACTGATTCGTCTACTGTTGAAAGTTCTGTATTTGTCACTCGTAAGTTTTTGTTTAATAGTTTTAATTCATCTAAAATTTGTTCTGCAATTCCCATATTGCCTACCTCCTAAGTTTTGGTGTATACTGTTCTTATATAAAATTTATTAACTGTTTCTGACTGTTAGCAATTGCCGTTGCTTTCAGTCTTTTTTATTGCCTTGAAAAATTCCGGCCAAAACCAACAGTATGCTATGAAGAATGTCGCAAAGTAGATAACTATCAAATGAATGAAATCACTTGTCAACGCCATTGAAAGCAACATAATGAATACTGATGTTAAAACTGATAATATACCGTTCATAAACTCACCTCCTTAAAAGTCATTTCTGTAATCTCTTAAAAACTGATAAGCCTTAGGACCATCAAAACTCCAATTTTTACTATTTGCATTTGGATAACTTGCTATCCCTTCTCTCTCCAATATCTTTCTAAATTTAGGTTTATACAGTATACGGTCATTCACAGTTGTTTCACTTTTAAATGGCGAATGTTCAATAAAATCTTTTTTCTTCCAAGTTGCTTTTTGTTGATTCATAATTAAATGATTATGCTCGTCTTGTGTGATAACAACATACTGTTCCGGTATAATAATTGTTAGTTGAGTCAAGTAAATCATCTCCTTTTCAGATTAACCATTTCTTAATTTCCGGATAAACTCGGATTCGATACCAAAAAAAATATGATCAGCATCTAGTTTATACAGTTCTTGAATCTTAACAATAATATCTCTACCTATTTTAGAATTATCTTTTTCATATTTAGATAGAGTATCAGTATTAATACCCAATTCTCTAGAGGCTTCCCTTGCGTATAACCTGCGTTAACTCTTGCTGCTCGCATAGTGATCTGCATGTGATTAACACCTCCTTTCTTTTAACTATTTACAATGATATCCGAAAACATTCGGAATGTCAAACGGTTTTTCTCGTATTTTTTATAATAATTCCGAATTTTACCGAAAATTTACTTGCTTTTCCGACTTCCTACCTATATAATATAGTTATCAAATAAATTATTGAGAGGTAACAAAAAATGGATAGAAACCAAGAATTGAAAGTTCAAATTTCATCAAATATTAAAAACATCATGAAAAAACAAGGCTTACACAATTGAAATTAGCTGACAAAACTGGCATTTCCAAAAGTACAATCTCTGATTATTTAAATAACAAAACTTTAATAAATCCAGATAATGTTCAAAAAGTAGCTGACGCTTTGAACGTTAAAAAATCTGACATAGATCCAACATTCAAAAAAGATAATAAAAAAGATTATTCAGAGGTAATTGCAGCTCATATTGATGATGATGCTACTGAAGAAGAAATTGAAGAAATCTTAGCTTATATTGAAGCTAGAAGAATGATGAGAAAGAATAGAAATAAGTAAGGGTTATTTTTTATGCAATTGAGAGAAGAACTTTCTGATAAATACTCTATGGTAGCTGTAGAAATTGATTATGATATGCCTAATAAGGCTGGCGGTTATTATACAAGAGATGAAATCGACCCAGATGGTTTAATTACAATTACAGGTAAAGCTAACCACTATATCCAAAATGGGATATTAGCCGAAGAATTAGGACACCATGAAACCTCATACGGAAACATTTTAGGTGCTTATTCTAAATCTACTCGCAATTATGTAGAAGACTTAAAACAAGAATTAAAAGCAAGACGTTTAGGTTTCAAGTTAGCTGTACCATTAGAAAAATTGATTAAATGTTATAAACAAGGAGTTTGGGGAGACTTATACGAAATGTGCTTAACTATGCAAATCGATAGATCATACTTCTATGAAGCTATAGAAGATTATAAAAAACAATTTGGTAGTTATGTAAAATATGAGGGTTATTATATTCAATTTGAGCCTTTAGATATTAAAAAAATAGATTAATTCAACCTAGTTACGTGTCATTGTACACGTACGCATAAATTTAGGTTGCTTAATATAGATTAAATTTATTATAAGGGAGCTGTAAGCGATGTTGTGGTTTTTATGGTTTATAATTTCTATAGCTTTTATAGTCATGTTTATTATTACAATAGTTAAAGCTATAAGAAATAAAAAAGTTAAAGGTGCATTAATAAGCACTATTATATTATTTGTAGTTGGATTAGTGTGCTTTGTAGGAGCAATTGCAACAATACCTTCTGGGTCTGATAGCAATTCTGAAAATACTTCTGATACAGATAAACCTTTTAAAGTCGGAGAAACTGTTAAGGCAGATGGCGTAGATGTAACATTAACAAAAGCTGAATTCATTACTCCATCTGAAGAAGATGATGCAGGTGCGCCAGATAACGGAAAAGCACTTAAAGTTTACTTTAAATTCAAAAATAACAATGACGACCAAGTTTTGGTTCAAGATAACGATTTTGGTATAAAAGTAGATGGAGAAAACTATGAAAATTGGTATGGAAATGGCGACACTAACGATGGCTTTTCACATCAATTAAATAAAGATAATACAGGAAGTGGCTATATTACTTATGATGTTCCTGACAGTGATAAATATACTTTAGAAATGGATTTCATGCCTAATCTAGATACTGTTAAAGCTAAATGGAATATTAATAAATCAGATATACAACAAAATTAATTTTCAAGGGCATTTAGCTATGCCCTATATATTTTTATCTTTTTTAGGAGGTCAAATTATGAATGTAGTCAAACGCAATGGAAAATGGCAATATGATTTTAGATATAATGAAAAACGCTATCGAAAAGGAGGATTTAGGACCAAGAAAGAAGCAGAATATGCAGGTAATGAAAGATATAATCAAGCTACCAAAGGCATTGATTTAGATAATAAAATTTCATTCTCTCAATACGCTAAAGAATGGATTGAAACCTATAAAAAACCATATGTATCTCAAAAAACATATAGAGATAATTATAGATATTATGAAAAATAAATAGCTATTTTAGTGATGCCCTATCAACAAAATTACTCGGACACAATATCAGAAATTTTTAACTGAATACAAAGAAAAATTATCACAAGATCAATTAGGAAGAATAAACGCGTTATGTAAAAAATTAGTTGAAAATGCTATGTATGATGGCTTGTTAACTAAGAATTTTACATTTGATGCAAAAGCTGATTCTACAAAGCCGCCTGTTAAAAAAGAAACTGATAAGTATTTAAATTTAGACGAGCTTAGTATGATAAAAGATTATTACATGAAACGCACACAACACCTTTCAGCATCCACTCACATGATATTATTAATGCTTGAAACAGGAGGGCGTTTTAGTGATTGCATCAATTTAAAACGCGAAGATATAAACCAACTAAAGAACGAAGTCTTTTTAAATGGTACAAAAAATGATACTGCACCGAGGTATGTAAAAGTATCTAAAGAATTAATTGAAGTGCTATTAGATTATGCTAACAAACGCCCTGCAAATATGAATGGTTATCTCTTCACACATAATGGTGAACAAATTACTAACCCAAGTGTTAATAAATCGATAAAACAAGCATGTGAGAAATTAGAAATCAAACGTAATATAACAAGTCACGCATTCAGACATACTCACGCATCTTATCTAATTTACAAACAGATAAACATATATTATATATCTAAACGATTAGGTCATTCTGATATATCTATAACACTTAATAAATATGGTCACCTACTGAAGGAATCCTTAGCAGAAGATGAACAACGTACGGTTGAACTTATGAGTAAAGTATAA